GCTTATGACAGCTAAGGAATATTTGAAGCAGGCATATCTGTTGGATAAGCAGATCCAGGTTGATGTGAAGGAGCTGGAACAGCTTCGTGAAATGAGAGGTACGATTCAGGGATGTTCTTATGGAGAAAAGATTGGTACCAATCCGAATAGAAATCTGGAAGCACCATTTATTAAGACCATTGAAAAGATATGGGATTATGAGCAGAGAATTGATGCACAGATAAACAGATTGATAGACCTTCGTTCAGAAATTAATGCGGCGATTGAAAGTATGGAGAACCCAGAGGAAAGACTTCTTCTTAAATACCGCTATCTGAAAAATGAAAGCTGGGAAGATATTTCCTATGACCTGAATGTATCTTATCGTACCGTACACCGTATTCATGCATCGGCATTAAATAATTTTGTGGTGCCTGAGTAAGTTGGCATACTTTGTCCCAACATGGCATAAGCATATATGTTATTATGATAGTGTCGAAAGTGTACGACAGAGAAGAGCCTTGGAAGCCAAAAACTTCCGGGGCTTTTTGCGCGAGTAGCGATGAAAATGCCGTGCTTGCACGAGTATTTGAGGAGCACCGCGACAACGAGAAAACTTGTTTTCGAGTTATGGAAGGAAGTGAGCACATGCCATATAGAAGTAACATACCGTGTAAACATCCTGGCTGTGCGGCACTCATTCCGCACGGTCAGATGTATTGTGAGGAACATAAGCCTTTACATACAAAGGACAGAGCTCATGCAGCAGAGCGTGGCTATGGTGCCAAGTGGCAGCGTGAGAGAAGGAAGTTCTTAGAGAGCAATCCATTCTGTGTGAAGTGTTATGAGGAAGGTCATATCACTATGGCTACAGTCGTGGATCATATCGTTCCGCATCGTGGAGACCAGAAACTCTTCTGGGATCGTGGGAACTGGCAGCCTTTATGTGAGCATCATCATAATGTAAAGACAATGACGGAAGATAGATATGTGGAGTACAAGTTTTGAGAGTGAGGGTAGGGGGTATTTGAATCTCTACAGCCCTTAGGCTCCAAGACCGGCGCCCCCTCTTCTGTGCAAAATCGCGAAATGAAAGATGGGGGTATGAGGTTGACAAATTGACAAATTGGATGTATTATACAGGTATCAATTGATACCTTGACAGGAGGCGAGAAATTGGCTGAAGAAACAAAATCACGTATAGAGAGTGAAATCGAAGTAAAAGCATATATTCAGGATTTGAAATTTGCACTCAATAATGGGGCTAAGATAGATTTTCAAGCAAAGCGCCTCGTTGATGAAAAGCGCGATGAAAAATATACTAACCAATACACTGTTAATAAATTATTTTCTGATGAAAATCCTGTGGATGCCTTAAAACGCGAATTATTGACACTATCTGTGGAAGACTATATGCAGACAGTAAAAGACATTAGATTTCCCAAAAGAAGTGAAATGAGAGAATTTGGTAAGGTATATAACGGCACAGATGACGTATATATTAAAATAAGAGTGGAACTTTTAGGAATGTATGGAAACACAACAACTTTTGTTATGTCATTTCATTTTGCTGAGAAGGCATTTACACCAGAAATGTTTCCTTATAAGAAGAATTAGGGGGTGTTTTCATGGATATGAAGATCTTAAAAAGTGAAAAAAGACTTTGTACATGTTGCATGGAAGAACATGAAGTGAAAACAGTTCTTGTTATGGATAAGGCCACTTTTAAGAATACAGAAGTAGATTATGAAGCCTATTATTTGTATTGCGATTTGGCAGAAGAACTGTATATGGATGAAAAACAGATGCAGGATAATGATACTAGAATGAAGGATTCATATAGAGAAAAGAAAGGTCTTTTGACATCAACTCAGATAAGCGGAATAAGAGTAAAATATGGTATTAGCCAGAGCGATTTATGCGTATTGCTGGGGTGGGGCGGTAAAACCATTACCAGATATGAGAGCCATCAGGTTCAAGATAAAGCTCATGACACAATTTTAAAGAAAATTGATCAGGATCCAGAATGGTTCTTGTCTTTACTAAATGATGCAAAAGACAGCTTATCAGCTGAGTCTTATCAAAAATATATGGAGGCGGCAACTTCATTATTTGAAGAGGATCAAGATGCATATTTGAGAAAAGCTATTGAGGCAAGTTATGCAGGATTTCAGGGTAATAAGATGTTTCATGGAAATACTTCACTTTCACTTGATAAGGTTGTTGATGTGATAAGATATTTTGCTGTTTCTTCTAAAGTTACAAGTCTTTACAAAGTCAAGTTGATGAAGCTTATGTGGTATGCAGATGCGTTGGCTTATAAAAGAAGAGGACGTGCTATTACAGGATTGGTTTATCGGGCATTACCAATGGGAGCAGTTCCTGTAGGGCATAATTCAATCATTGACTTGAAGGATGTTCCTTGCGAGGAAGTTGATATGGGCGAAACAAATGCTTATCATTTCGCTTTAAGTGGAGAATGCAAGTTTTCAGCATTATCAAAAGATGACAAGGAAATACTGGATTTAGTCATAGATAAACTTGGTAAAATGAGTAAAAATGATATTATTGCATTTATGCATAAAGAGCAGGCATATGTTGAAACTGCCCCTAGGGATGTCATTCAGTTTAAATATGCAGAAAGCCTACAAATTTAATTAATGGAAATATTTTTTGAGGATCATGTAGAGATACATGGTCCTTTTATTATGCAAAAAATTAAGGGAGGAGGGTATGACCATGGCAGGAAGAAAGCCAAAGCCTACAGCTTTGAAAAAGCTGGAAGGTAATCCGGGAAAAAGAAAATTGAATACGAAGGAGCCAATTCCGGCAAAGGGAATGCTTAACTGTCCGGAATGGTTATTACCTGAGGCTAAGAAAGAGTGGGAACGTTTAGCTGATTTGATGAATCAGATGGGTGTTCTTACGGAAGTGGACATGGCGGCATTTGCTGCATACTGCCAGTCCTATGCCAGATGGAAGGAAGCGCAGGAGCATATAGATTCTGGGGGTTCGACCTGAAACGGATAAAGGATATCAGCAGCAGACACCTTGGGTTGGGATTGCAAATACCAATCAGAAGCTGATGCTGCAGGCGGCATCCGAGTTTGGACTTACGCCTTCATCCAGGTCACGTATTGTGGCTGGTAGTGCAAAGGGTAAGGAGCCGGAGGATGAGATGGAGGCATTGCTTGGGGGTGATTCCTAATGGCAAAGGAACCAAGACCAAAGGGATATCCGAAGCTTAAGAATTATAAACCTTCCCAGTTCATGCTTCCGACTTCACGTTATGATAAGAAGAAAGCAGACAGGGCAGTGACCTTTATTGAGAATCTTTGTCACACCAAAGGTAAATGGGCAGGAACACCATTCTGGCTATTACCGTGGCAGGAGCAATTGATAAGAGATATATTCGGGATTGTAAAACCTGATGGGAATAGGCAGTTCCGCACTGCATTTGTGGAGATATGTAAGAAAGTAGGTAAGAGCGAATTAGCAGCAGCTGTCGCTCTTTATTTATTGTATGCGGACAATGAGCCTTCCGCAGAAGTGTATGGTGCAGCGGCTGACAGACAGCAGGCATCCATCGTATTTGATGTGGCAAAACAGATGGTAGAGATGTCACCGGCTCTGATGAAAAGAAGCAAGCTGATGGGAGCCACTAAGCGTATTGTGAATTACAGTAATGCCGGATATTATCAGGTGCTGTCAGCTGAGGTTGGCGGTAAAC